TATTCACTAATTCTGCTAAGAATAGCTTCCTTAGTGAGTTTCACTTTCAAACTACCCTTTATCATAATAAACAAATGTAAAGAAAAATCCCCACTGTATGTTTCAACAATGGGGATTTGTTTGACAGAGTAGAGGGTCATTAATAGTCGTCACCATCAGTGGTGATGACAGCATCCGAAGCCACAACATTATCATCAGCGTTATATTCACACAGGTCTTTGAGAGTATAGAAATCACGGCATCCATACTCTCCTGTCACCTGCACTACAAAACGCTCATGGGTTTTCAAATCTTTATTCTTCTTAGTCCTCAGATTGTCAAGCACTTTACCATCAGCATAGTTGGCAAGACGGAATTGCTTGAGAGCATAGGCAGGAAGAAATCCTTTGTTATACACGCCTTGATACTCCTTCACCTCTCCATCCTTCTCAACAGTCTTAATGGTAGCAAGAGCAACAACATTTGTGCAATATTCACCATCAATCTGACTCTTGATGTCTTTTACATTACCCTTCATCAGAGTTTTCCAATCAAGCTCAAGCACTGTATCTGCATCTCTGTAGTCAAGATTGCCCAACCATGTGCGAAGAAAACCATACATCTCCTCTTCTCCTACATAAGCTTGACGATATTCCCTTCCTTTAAACCAATCAGGAAGAGTGTTCTCATCAGATGCCCAAGATGTAGTGCCTACATTGTTAATATACTGAGCCTTAGTACCATCCTTGTTAGTCTTGAGTTTGTTCTCAAGGAAGAAGTTCACCTTGAACTTATCTCCACTCTTGATCTCCTGAAGCCAAATGTCTACACGAAGAGATGTATTACCATCATTAGACGTACCAAGATACTCAGTGGCTTTGCTACCTTCCTTGAGTTCCATACCCAACACTTCTGCATACTCTTCCATGTTAGGATTGATAGCAATCACGCTTGCTTCAAATAAACCTACACGTTTTACATAGTCTTGATTGTTACCACCATTGCTTTCACGTTTTTTACCGCCGATGTTACTCATTGTTTTACCATTTTAAAATTAAGAATAATACTCATCTACATTTTTACATACAATACTCAGATCATTAGGAATCTTTATTCCATCAAACATTCCATCAGGACTCTTTGCAGGATATTTCTTGAACCTGTTGGTTACAAAATAATATGCATTGCTTCCATCCTTGTTCTCTTCTACATGTGTATAGAGACAGATGGTGAAAAGTCCCTCAAGTGTAATCTGATTATCTAATGCTTTCCCGGATGTCTTCATTTTATATCCCACTATCTCTCCACCATCTTCAATGGTTTCAGGATGTGTGAAATAAAATACCTTAATGTCGTCTCTCAACTTCCTTGCCATCTTAAACAAATCCACCATATCCTTCATAAGGATAGTGAACTTTGTAAATCCAATCTCTGTGGCTTTATCAGCCATTCTAAAGCTCATCATGTAATTACTGTCCTCAATGACAATATTCTTTACTTGAGGTGCTTTTTCAGAGAGTGTCAACAGCAAACGTGTGATTTCATTGATGTCATCTACTTCCTTGTAATTCTTCTTCTCTGTGTTGTACAACTTCTCAGATCCCTTAAAAGGTAATTCCTTTTTTGCTACATTGATGATGTACGTTTCATCAGGGTTCAAAGTCTTGATTGATGTAGATTTCCCTGTACCTGTTTGTCCTACGATTCCAATTAACTTGCTTGCCATGCTTTCTATGTTTTATTCATAAAGATACAAATTTTATTTTATTTTTGTCAAAAAATTCAAGAGCTTTTTTGAGCCATCTCACCTCCACTTGCTCACTAGAACAGATGATGTGTATGTGTGCTTTTTTATCTGGATTGTTGTATTCAAAAGCCATACATCTGTTTATTTTCTGAGCAAGGTTTTCAGCATTACTATCAAAATAATTGATGATCAATCTGTTTAATGGCTTATATGTCACTCCTGTGTTTCCAATCTTGACAACTGCCAAATGATTCCCTTTTCCACTTACAAACTCTTCAAAGACAGTTTTCTCTGAAGACTTACTATGATATGAAGGAATACCAAGATTGTCAGCAATAGATGTCACACCACAAAATACAAGAATTCTTTCATCTTCATATTTCTTCAAAAGGTTTCTTGTAAACTCCTGCTTGGCAATAGAATTCTGAATCACCCTCATTCTACTCAATCTCAGGAACATAGAATTCTGGTTCCTTTTTTCAGCTTGTTCTATTCCCCATGTGTAAGCATCAAATTGCTTTTTCTCAGTTCTCTTCTTCCCTTTATAATCAATCATCTTTTTGTTGTCCAATGGCACTGTATGTACGAATATCTCGTAGTCAACAATGACACCTTCCTCAATAGCCACACTGATGGGATATTCAGCCACTACAGGCAAGTCTAGGCCCTCATCTAATATCTTCTCTGTCCATTTAGACAATGTGCCTGTTAAGCCTAAAACAACGTTATTACGCTTCAGAAGATCCTTTGTAGCAATAAGCTGATTGTCAGAGAGCAAATGTATCTCATCTATTACCACCATGTCATAAGTGTTGTCCTTATGTTTAGCAAGAGATAGATGAGTGGTGTAGGTTACATCATCATCGTTGTAACCACAGTCTTCAAAATCTGTTTGCCAAGATGTTTTGATCTTAACATCTGGATAGGCAATTAATACACTCTTAGGCTTCAAGCTGTTGAGAATATTTATTGTAGTGCGTATTTTACCAAACCTAGGACATAGGTTTAGAATACCAAACTTTCCAGTGTTCATCCATACATCAGCAAACTCTTTCTGTCTTTTGTCTCTTAGTGTCATGGTAAGAAGAATTGTCCTGTGAACAGGGTTTCAAAATCAAATGAGTCCATGTCTTTAGGCTTTGGAAGTTCTGCAAATGTACCTGTAGAGCCATGAAAACCCATACCTATTCTCAGATCAGACTCTCCATAAGTGTTCTTAAGTATTTTAATGCTCCTAAAACAATCAGCACCTTCAGGGCTAATGAACTTGCTTACATTGTTGTAACTAGCATCATTAGTCTTATATCTAGAAGGTTGGAAAAGAGAAACAACAACGTCAGCATCTTCTGCTGGTCTGCCACTCTCCTTTATCTGATCTATATTAGGCTCAATATTATCCATCTTTTGATAGATGGGATTGCTGAGGTCTCTGTTTATCTGACTGACACCAATAGGTGTATATCCCAAGAAGTCTCTCATCCATTGAAAATACTCGCTAGTCTTGTCAATGGCTTCTTTCTTGGTCATACCTTTTTCCATCTTGATGAGACCAAAATGATCTACAATAGGTATTACGATTTCATTTGGATGACGAGGATGATAAATCTTGTCATACTCGTTAATATTCTCCATTGTACCATTGGCTTCTGCATACTTTCTAACATATTTGTATATACCTGTAGGGTTTTGAGCACCTTCTATGATGTCACAAATAGCCGTCAGTTCATTGATGTAGTTCTCATACATAAGAAACAAATCATGCTCATCCTTTGTAAGCTTAGTGTCCCACCAACCTAACAGTTTAGCAATAGGAATATTTACTCCTTGGTCTAGGAATATTTTCCTACTGGTCCACTTGGCTAATGTGTACACCTTACTCCTCTCCATAGAGAAAAGAATAAACTTGAGCTTCACATTACTAGTGTTCTTGTTGGCATACCACCAATCAAAAGGATGAAGAATATAAGCAGAATGACAAAAAGCAGACTTACCACTACCTGTAGCACCGAATATCACCGTATATATACGTTTCCTAATACCAATATACTTGTTCAACCTACGAAATCCCATAGGAATACCGCTGTTCCTTCCTTGTATACCGTTGTCAACTTCCTTCTTGAGAAGATCAAATTCTGTCATATGTCAGTTCCTCCAATTACAGATTCTTCAATAGGGATTGCTTTTCTTGCAAGTTCAATGAATGGTTCAAAGGTTCTTTGATTGAGGTATGTCAAACTATTCTGCATATATGTCAGCTTGTTAGTGCTTGTCTTTACAGAATTGTCTTTCTTCTGTGTCACCTCAATCTCAAGAGCCTTTATCAATTCATCAATTGTATATTCTCCCTCTCCCACTATCTTAGTGAGAAGGAGTTTACAATCATCTTTCTTCACTCTCAACCCTCTAGTTCCAGAAAATGTTCTACCCTTATGAGTGAAAGTATCAGTGCCCGGATATGTAGACCACCATTTAGTAAATCCATCATCTGCAACAGGTTTCCTCTTTTGAATAACAACTTCAGAAGTGGAAAGGAAGCCCAACAAAGACCTCCCTTCCAATGTAACCTTGTTATCTTCTGTGATTAAACCTTTGCGAACAAGTGTGTGATAAAGAAGCTCAATCTTTTTGTTTTCTGTTAGAGAACTTATGTCTTGTCCTTCGTCTATCATCTTCAATATAAAGAGTACATCCAAAGAATAACCCTTGGAAATCAACACTTTAAATTGTTCACTTGTAATGTTCATTATACTTGTGTTATATATTCCTCATCTTTCCCTAATGTCTTGACAATCAGACCTTTGCCTTCTTCATCAGGACTGTCAATAGCAAGAATAAGTTGCTTGACATCACCTGCAAATCTACTGAAAACAAAGGATCTTCTTGCATTCCAATCTTGGACATCTTTACTTTTCTTCATGTACTCTACTGCCTCGTTAATATTCATAATTGTAAAATTATTCTGCTGCTACACCAAATAATACCCAAACTCCTTGTTTACGTTTTCCCTTATACGTCACTTTTGCTACAATATTGTTTGCTTTTTCAAGAACTTTCTGCATTTCAATCACTGTAGTGTGTGTGGTTTTCTCTGTATATTCCCTAGCCTTCTCTACAGCTTCCCCTTTTGTCAAACATGACTTAATCACTTTCTCATCATCACGAAGGTCTATGACAACATATTTCAACACCCATTTCTTTGTTCCCGGTGTGACAACATGTTCCACCTTACTCTTCACCTTTCCTACATCATCTGTAGGAGCTTCAATACATATAGCACGAGCTGCATCCCATTTAGAAATGTTGTCCATTACATCATCAATATACTGCTGAATAGTCTTCCCACTAGCTTTAAATTCATTTGTAACATCTCTTACACCTCTTGTAGTGGAGATGGTTCCATTATAAACATCATTCCCATATTCATCAATTGCTTTATCTACAGCATCATCATAAGCTTCTAAAAGAGTGTATCCTCTTGTTTTAAACTGAAAAGTTGTAGCTCCCATTGTCAATTGATTTTTTCAATAACATCCATTAATAAATAGCACAAAATTGTGAAAACTATTCCAACGATTCCTAATACGATAGTATTTTCACTATCATTCACTTGATTATCCCTTTTTCCTTGCATGGAATGGTGAGTTTGCAGTTAATAGTCTTACATCTTCTGGAATAGGAAATATACGAAGACCCCAATTTAGATTCCACCAATCAAAGTTCTTCTCTGCATAAGACTTGTTACACTTAAATGCCTTCTTTATCAAATATA